GTGTTTGGGCTCTCCGCGCCGTGCCAGACGAGGGGGGGTAGTGGGTCGGGGTGGTTCCGCCACGCCCCCCGGTGCAGTTTCAGATGGCAGGAGCCGCAGACCAGGGCCAGATTGTCCATGTCCTGATTGTCTCGGTTCCCATCGATGTGGTGCATCTCAGGATCCGGAGCAGCGATCTGACCACAGACCCGGCAGAGACCACGATCTCTCACGATCACGTTCACACGTCGCAGCTTCCCTGAGTGGGTGCTGTTGGGGTGCGGCTTCCTCTCCTTCATTCCTCGAGGCTTAACCGATTCCTTGTCTGATCCTCTGGGTCTTACGCTGCTCATGGGTGTAATAGCCTCGATGCTGATGCTGAATCGTCTAATCCCTGCATGACAGAGGGGAGATCTCGGAGGCGAATAGATACCATGATCTCCCCCCTGTCCCCACGATGGAGAATCATGGGAGCCTGACCAGTGGGCGTGTGTTGGTCGGCATCTCGCCACCAAAGAGCCCACCTCATAACCTTCCACCGCTTGCAGGAAACGTATACCCCCGGAATACCTTGTAGATCCGGTTGGCCTAGCCCATTGGCTGCGATGCTGCCTGTCTTGCGGGCGGTCTTGTAGCCCAGTGCATGGAGGGCCTTCTCACATTCCTTCTCGAATTCAGAGCCGCGCTGTCTATTCCGGCGGCCCATTTGACTTCTGGATCGTGCCATGTGTAGAATCTCTGGAAACCGAGAGGAACCGGATTACCGGTTACCACTAACGGGGGGATCAAAAAGGGAAATCAGTTGAATCAGGATGCTTAGGTGCCTGGTTACTTGCGACCTCTGCAAAGAGAGCCGGGTCACCTGCGTTGGCAGCAGCCAGCTTTGCCTCGAGCTCTGCAATCCTCTTGAGTTGAGCGCTTTCGCTACCTACAGGCATAACGGTCTGCTGGCCAACGCGCACCCCTTCTCCTGTGCCGTTGGCTATCTCTTGAACCATCTCCATCGTCTCTGCAGTGGGAACCGGGCCACGCGCCATCTCCTCAAACGGTACGATATGCCCAGAGATGTAAGAGCCACCGCCAAACTTCGATGGCCTCTCGATAAAACGGACTAGGTATCTGCCAACCGGCAGAGCCTCGGTCAGCTTGAGGTTGATTCGCCAATCATCCTTCTGAGGCTTCAGGGTCAACCATTGATGACCCGTATGGCCCTCGATCTCGAGCGGATAGCCATCTTGAGCTTTAGGCTTTGGGGGTCTCTTGAAGGTGCCATCATCCTCTTTCTGATAGTCATCAGGGATCCACATACCCACCCAGCCTTTAGGCTGGTTTGCATAGGGTACTCCTTCATGCCCCTTGTTCGCCTTGTTAGCCCATGCGAACCAGTACGCTGGGGGCATCTTTTGGCGTACATCCATGACCAGACGATATGAACAGTTCTCCTCAACAGTAGCTTGCAAAAGGGTGAAATCCATTCCTAACCCATCCTTTCCTCGACAGTGGTTGTCTCGTGTACTTCCTTCACCCGGTTAGCCAGCATGTGCAACGGGTGCTCGTGTTTCGGTTGCTTAACCTTGATCTCCCCCCGTAAGTAGGCCGCCACGACTTGCTCGGCAGCATGCAACAGGAGGATGTTCAATCGGCCATCCCTAGTCATCATTGCTTTGACCTCCTGACAGCCTCCACTGTCCAGCAGAGGAGAGCCAAGGAAACGAAAGAAGCCAAGGCGACCAGGGGTATCTCATAGATAGAAATCATCAGCGTCTCCTTCCGCGATTTGCGGCAATAGCTCCAGATACCCACCAGAGCCAGTGCGGTCAACGCATATGGTGATGGTGCTAGAGCCTCCGGTCTCGTCTATGTATGCGCCAAACATCTCGAAAGTGTCATGACGACCGATGACCCAGATAGGCATCTCCCCGTCAACCTTCCGCAGACCTTCTAGCCTGCTGATAAGGCTTGCAATCTCATTGACTATCTCATTGCGTACTGATTGAATTGATTGCTCTTGTATCAAGAGTCACCTCGCTTCCTGACGCGGGAGACCTTGAGCAGCCCATCACCCTTGGCTTCAAAGAACTTGCCATAACCCTCCGGCCAACCACGAGCAGCCTCGGAAGGCTTAAACGCATCAGACCGGAGCATCATTCGGGTACTGGGTAGGCCAACAGTGGCTATGGCCATCGTGAGGAAACCGGCTGCGTCATTGCAGACCATGCGGCGATCCTCAGTAAGCTTCAGGTCATAGGTAGGAGACAAAGAAACCGAGCCGCCACAGACAGCCAGCCCGGCAGCCCATAGCGGTTTCGCGTACTCCTCGATGGCTTTCAGCTTGCCCTTCTCGACCTGGACAGCTTCCTGAGAGAGCCTGATCCGGGTGGCAACGGCTTCCGGGTCTGGTGTGTCTTCCTCGAGCAGTTGCTCAAGTAGCTTTAGCTGTTCCTTGATTGCTATTTCTGACATGGGCGAGCACTCCGCAGGAGCTGGGAGTGACCTGTGCCCTGATCACCCCAGCCCCCAGCCTGCGCGGGTTGTTGGATAGCTCACCAGTCCGATAATGTAGAACGTAATGTTCATTATCGGCGGGAGGGCACACGCTATGTAGACCAGGGCAGCTTGCCCTTGATCCATGTTAGGAGGCCCGAGGCACCCAGCAGTAGACCTGCCATGAATGCTCCGGCACTGACTATGAATGTAGTCATCGGTTGACTCCTTGTCTAGTCTTGAGGATTCGTCTGAGTTTGTAGAAGAGCCAGACTACACCCATCAGGAGAGCGGCAGCAACCGAACCGGCCATTACCCATGTCACATGAGACAGCGACTCGAGCAACCAGCCCGGAGTAACGGCCAGCAGTAGCCCAGTGAGCAGCAAGGTCACCCCAGTAGCCCGGCGACCAAGTACCAGGCAACCGATGCCCCCCAGCAAAGCCACCAATCCGGCCCATTGCAATGGCCAAGCAGTACCGAGGGTCTGGGCGTGGTCGACCAGCTGCGCCCCGGAAGAGACCCCCGATACTGGCTTGGAAAGGGTCGCGGAAGTAGCGCAACCTTGGAGGAGGAGAAGTAGTAGCAGGAGCCTCATTCAGAGCCCCATACGTTGGCTCTCACGGTGTCCTCGAGCAATTCTATCCTGAGACCCATGGCCTCTACCTGGGCCTCCAGACGGGCCACAGAGAGCTGTACGGAGGTCCACGAGGCCACGAGGATACCGAGGCTCCCGAGGATCCAAGCAAGGATCTTGAGCCAGTCACGGTTACTCAGGGTTACGACTTGGCCTCGTTCGTCGGTCATGGTTTCCGGCCTATCTTATTCAGGGCCTCTTTGCGCTTCTGGCAGCCACAGTCGGCCTTGCCCCTCTTCCGGGCAATGGCTTTGGCTATCCGTTTACCCTGGCCGAGCGTGACCCATGAAATCAGTAGCTCGAGCTTATCGCCAAGTCTCCAGCCCTTGGAGCGGTCTGCTGGGTAGAAGCCTAGACGCATGCCATTGGCCCGCTCTATCTCGTTGCCAGCCTCGTAGGCTTGAGGGGATACCCTGCGGGGGCAGTGGTCACGGCAGAAGCTACGGGAGGGGTTTTGCTTGTAGGCGATACGACAGCGGAACCGATCCTTGTCTCCGGGGTACGGGCCATTGTGTATGCATAGCGGCAAATGGACGTTCTCAATCATGTCACGTTTACCTGTACGGTCCAGCCGTTCTTTTCGTAGGAGGTAGCAACGGGGCAACTGTGATGGCATTGAGTAGCAGCTGGCAGGGTTTGGCGGTACTCGAGGGCTGTACCAGAAAAGAAGAGGCCCCCGTATAAGATCTCACCAGTACAGTTGGCCCCGGCATCACATACAGCATCACCACATTCAAGCAGTGAGCCAGTGTAATCAGCCATTGTGGATGCGCTCAGAGTCTCTTTTGATAGCGTGTCATACCAAAAGGGTTTCGGGTTGGTCCTGACTGGTCCCCCGCCAACGCACCAGCCTGATCTCTCCGTGATTGGCCCAGGGGGGATACCTGAGCCACCAGAGTAAGTGGGGCAAGTACTGTGAGCCAGAGGAGGTCCGGCGCAAGGGTTGCAAAATGCGAAGTAACCCCCCTCCTGCCAAGTCAGGGTGCTAGCCCATTCATGTCGTGTGTAGTCATCTGGAGTGGAGCCTTCCGGCAGCCCGTTGCATGGGTTATTGAGATACCCAGTTTCATTGCAGCCGCCATCACACCCATCAGAGCAGTACACGTAGCTAGGGAGGCTGAAATACTCATTGTTCCAATTGAACCCCTCAATGATCTCAGCCCATTCGCCGATATAGTCACCTCCTGAATCAGTGGGAACGCTTGAGGCTGCCAACTGGTAATCAGGAGTGAGTGAGATAGTGTGAACCCATACGGCATCCGGGGGGTTGCCTGGGTTGCCTGGTGAGGGCCAAGTTAGTTTCAGGGTATATGTAAGGGTGTAATGGACCGCGATTTCATACGTCGTATACCCATAGGGTACGTATCTCACGCGGGGGTATGGCTCCTGTGATCCGGTACAGGGAAGCCAGTTATCAGTTTCGAATTCTGAGTATCCACACCATCCCAGAATGCAGCCTGCTTCAGTGCTCGAGCAGTCGATTCCTGAACACCCCGTCTCGCCATCACACCCAGAGCAGTGGCAGCAGGTCTCATAGCCGCTTTCGCAGTTGATTCCGTCTGTCGTGTAGCAGGATCCCAGGTCTTGGTCGTAGTAGTCTGTAGAGTCGTTTGGGTACATCCAGATTCGGGTGGCTCCGCTGCTGTCGACAGTGGTTGAGCCTTGCCACTGGCAGCCGCCTTGATAACTGAGGGTGAAGGATTGCCGAGTTATCCCCGGCCAAGAGCTGGTGCTGGTCGTGGTGTAGTGGGATGGCTTCCACATGTTGCCGTACTCTGGGCAATCGTCCCAGCATGTACCATTAAAGGGGGTCGGGTCTCCCGTAGCGGTCTGACAGGCATTGCCTTGAGAATCGGTAGCGTCTTCGCCAGTGTTGCTAGTGAATTGGACCCCACTAGAGCAAGGGTGAAAGAAGGGCGCATCACCAGCATTCTCGGCCGGGCCAAACGTGTTCGTGTGGTTGGTGATCTGGTGTACGGTTGTCCAAGGTATCGTGATAGTGTCTAATACCGTGCCGTCATCAAGTATTAGATTGAAATCCTTGGTCGGTGATAGCTCTGGAGCGGTGACTGATACAGTGATTGTCTTATTACAGAAAGCGGTTGAGCTTGAGCCGTCACCGGTGAGCTCAGCCATACAGGCTGCAAGGGTTGGAGCGTACGCGGCATCACATGTGGTGAGACCTTTAAGCTCTTCACACCAGCAGCAAGGATGCGAGCAACCCGTCTCAAACCCCTTGTAACAATTCTGGCCCTGGCAACCACAGCCACAGCAGCGAGACTTAGACACACTCAACCCTCCTCTAACAGAGTGAGAGTCAGGGCGGAATCGTCAGCCTCGATCCAGACGTTGCCGGTAGACCCCCCTACCCCTCTAGACCTTACTCCGATCTCCTCGCCGGCGGATAGATCCATGATCGCCAGCATGGCAGCGGAAGAGCCTCGGCGGTACGCGGCATCCTGATAGCTATAAAAGATCGGGGTTTCCGAGGTGCCATCCTTAGAGATACGGATCTCGAGCCCCTTGGCGGTGCTGGTGGCGTATGAGGTGATGGCGGCTTGTACGAGGTACTTGCCAGCCTTGACTACCGTAATGCCGTCAGCGGCTACCGTGAAATAGCTTGAGGAGCTGACCACCGTATTTGATGTAGACCATTGAACCTGTATCTCGGTGGCTTGAGCGCAGCTACTGTTGGCAGCTGATCGGCAGTATGCGAATTCTGTTCGGCGTGGGCTGCCGATGTATCTGGGGGTGCTGCCGTCTGAGACATACAAGGCGTTGTTCGTCGTATCAAACAGAGGCTCTCCAGCATTGGAGAACGTGCCAGCGTCCATAGATGTCTTAGATCCTCTGCGGATCTGAAAGCCACTCATGAGAAGACTCCGAAGTCGAGTTTAGATGTCGCCATATCAGCGGCAATGAAGGTGCCCATGTCCAGATCAATGTCGAAGCTGGCAGCGGCTGCGGCTCCGCCATCGTCGCAGACCCAAGGGTTATCCTGAGCGAACATGGAAAACTTGTTCTGGTGGTCTGCGTCGCCTTCACCATCGTAATAGGTAGTGATGATTACAAGGGTGCCATTCTCAACGGGGAGGGGGTACGAGTCGGAGGTGATCGTGTTACCTGGTCCAGCGTTTGTCTCAGTGTTCTGGATCTCTACTAGGTTGAAAGCGCATGTGGCTGTTTCATCAGTGCCTGCCGTGCCTGATCTGCCATCACTGATGCTGCGATAGGTTGGCCGCGGGTAGGTATCCGAGGTGCTAGCCCACTTCGGGAGTACCTCGGCGAAGTTGTATTGCCACACGTACTGATTATCGTCATAGTTGGCGGTGGCTGGGTCCACTCCGTTATTGACCTTGACCGATGCAGTGATCCGGGCGAGGAATGATCGAGAGTTGGTAGGCCGGAGGCTGACCGAATCGGTAGCCTCGTGGGTCCGCACTGTGGCCATGAGTCGATCCCATAGCTCAGGTGTGAGCTTGCCAAGGCCAGAAGATATGCGGGGGGTGGTTGCCATCAGGAGATTTTAGGGGTTAGCAAGTCAGCTTCTTGAGTAGTAATGAGGCCAGCGGTGTTGCTTGTCCAGGTCGCTGAGGCTTCCGGAAACGGTTGAATCATGAAGACATTTGAAGCCCGGTCAATGCCACCACTGTCGGGGGTGGTGGGGATGAAGTCAGCCACCTTGCCGACGTACTGCCTCAGGTGCCAATTCTGTTCGGCTACGAATGTAAGGTCATAGGAGACCGTGCCGGTTCCGAATGTCTCAACCACATTGCAACCAGTAAACAGGAGCTTGCCCTGTCCGAAGCCAAGCCAATCCTCCATGTTTCGAGTGCCGAGGTAGTTGTTGATGGCTATCCAATCGACCCCATCAGTTTCTGTTCTGGTCAGGCTGATCGTTACATCGTCTTTGATGATGGCTTGGCTGATCGGTTGGCCTGCCATGTCAACATTGCCTGATCCGATGTTGACTCCGGCTACGTCGGTAATGTTTCCAGTGGGTGCGGAAGCGTAGTAGAACGGTATGGCTACAGTGTTACGGCTCCAGATGTCTACGAATGTGATACTGGTCTGGGTCGTGATCTGGCAGTACCCGGCAGCCTCCCGGTTAACCTCCTGTGGTGAGGTGCTCGAGGAGTCGACCCAGTTGGTTTCATTCGTATAGTCAGCTTGGATGTCGACATACTTGGAAGTATCGCCCTGGGTGACAGTGACAGATACGCAGTAATAGCCAGCGGGATAGGAACCCGAGAGGCTCGGCGCGTCACCCTTGGAAGGGGTAACCGAGCTTACGCTGGCCGGGGTGACATCGGCGGCGGCATCGTCAAAGACCCTGACGGTCTCTCTCAAAGTGCCGTAGCTTGCCCCGGCTGTCGGGTTATATGAGGCTTGGAGGATCTTCTGTTCAAGGGTCATATCAGGGCCCCTCCTGATCGGCTAATCTTCTGGCGGATGTCCTCGAGAATCTGGGTCTCTTTCCTGAGCTCCGCAAGCTGGGCCTGCTGGAGGGCTCGAGTCTGCGACTCATCGCCAATCTTGATTGCTCCGATGGCCGTGGAGACGGTCTGCGTGGCTCCTGCTGCTTGCTGGGCTCGGAGGCCTGCTACCGTCTGGCTCTGCTTCTCATAAGCCTTTCGCATGGTTTCCAATTCCTTGAGAGCTTTGGCTCTGCGGTCCAGGGCGTTGGCTAGCTTCTCGGCGGCAGCCTCTCGGCGTTTCTCAAGGGCAAGCTCTTCGGCGGCTGCTTTCTTCTTAGCTGCGGCGGCAGCGCGTTCCTTTTCAAAGACCTTGACCAGTGCCCGCTCTCGTTCCTTGAGCGCATCCATTAGTTGTTGCTCAGCTTTAACAGCTGATTCCAGTTGCTGCTGTGTTTCCCTCTGGAAAGCGTTGTTTCTCCATGAGTCAGGGTCAGCGGCAACCTTAGCAAGGAAATCGGATAGCTCTTTTTGAGCCTGCTTTAGCTTGGCTCGTTGGCTATCAAGCTCGAGTTTCTTTACCTTCTCTTGGAGAGCCTCTCGAGCTTTCAATTCCTCTGACAGCTCTCCTCTGAACATGTCGCGGCGAATGTTAGTGGTTTCGGTTTGTAGCTTGCGGGCCTCTTGCATTCGGGCCATGGTTTTATTCATGGCTTCAGCCTGCTCATCCCAAAACGCTAGTTCTTCTTTCTGCTTGCGTACCTCGTCACTGAGATCGTGAAACACATCAAGAAGCTGTCGGAAAGCTGAGACCACAGGCCCGACCCCCATTGGCAAGGATTCAAGGGTCTTCTGTAGTGCTTCAGCATTGGCGGCGGTGGGCGCAAACAATAGCTCGCTTGCTTGCTTGAGACCGGTGACGGCTTTGGTACCCATCTCCATGGAGCCAGCAAGAAAGCTGATGCGGCTATTCAACTCGGTAACCGACCCGCCGATGCTGTTCATGGTGCCCTTGATGCGGACGGCCCAGGCTTTGGTCTTCTGGCCTGTCTTGTCGAGAGCCTTTGTGAACTGGCTTGAATCCATCGTAGCCAAGATTGAAAGTACACCAACGTCTGTACGTCTACCCATTGCGGAGCCCCTTTAGGAATTGCTCGGGGGTTTGTGGCCCAGTGGCCTGTGATGGCATGAAATCGGCGACCGAGTAGCGGCTCGGGTTGCGGCTGTTGGTGCATGCCAGGATGTAGCAGATTTGTGCCAATTGGGTCTCAGTACGTCGGTCAGGGAGTAACTCGGCTAGGTCGTAAGCGGTCCAAGTTGCCATCTCGTCAAGGGGTAGGTTGCGAAGCTCTTGGAGCGAGAGCCCCAGTGATAACGCTAGCCGGCAGCGGAAGCGGTCACCGGGGCTGAGGTCTTTGGGGCTGTCAGTGTTTCCTCGAAGGCGGTCCAGTATTGTTCGACATCGGCGAGGGGTAGCTCTCGGACCTCTGCTTCTGAATACATCCGGTGGCCCTCGTCGTCTATGAGGATCCGAGAGAGCACCCATGCCCGAGAGGGTACGGTCTCATGTTCGGCGTAATAGGCATCCATATCATCTCGGAGCCCAACGGTTAGCGGTTTCATCTTCATCCGTATTTCCCTTTCACGAATTTACGAATATCTTTGGTTTCATATCCCTGCAAGAACCGCTGCGTGACCTCTACGAATATGCGTTGCGCCTCGGATCGCTTGCGTCTGAATACCTTGTGATTGACTCGGAAGGATCGACCCATATACCCGTACCTGCGCTGACTCTTCTGGCCCATGAACCCACCCTTAAGCTTCCCAGGGTCAATGGGTCCGCTGGTCCTGTAGTTGCCATCAGGATTCTCGAGAAGGTGGGCCAGCTTACTAGCTCGGTACTTGTTCTTGTATGAAATGAAGACTTTGCCGTAGGTCTCTCGGGCTGCTTCCCCTGTAACGTAGGATCGGCTGTGTACGTATCGGTCTACCTGAAGCGTTACAGCTTTGGCGATCCAGTAGCGAACGCGTTTTTGGCTTGGCTTTTTGACGGGCAGATTCTTCCACTGCTTGCGCATATCGCGGTAAATCGGGCCGAGGGCCTGCCTGATCGCTTTGCGCTCGAGTGACTGACGAGCCTTGATTCCCATGTCAGCAAGGGTGGCGAGTAGCTCGGGCAACCCTTTAACCTCAAAGCCGACAGCTACCCCGGTACCTGGTCGCACCGAGGTAGGCTCGTCGTGGTATCGCTTGGCAACGGCCCATGCTTTAGGGTCGCCTGATCTACGCCGTTCGGCTTTGCTCCATCGGGCCATCTATTCGGTGAAGGCCCAGGTGCCAGTCTTCTCGATGGTGATGGTGAAGCGTACAGCGTCGTCCTGGATGCTACCGATTTCGACGCTAGTAACCAGCCCTTCACCGATGTAGGTGGATGCGTCGGTATTGTTGAACTTGACTAGCCAATACTTGGAGGTGCCGAGCAGTGCCTCAAGCTCATCAAGGTTCGTAGTGTCCGTTGGATTGAAGTAACACTCAAACGACATGGAGCCCGGATCAGTGCGACCACTGGCAATCTTCTGGACGGTGGTATCGGCCAGAGCTGTCACGTCATAGGTGCTGACGGTAGCCGCACCGGGCGTGATGGAAACAACAGAACCGACAACAGTACCACCGGAATCAGTAGCACCATATTCAAGGGTGACCCCTACGGGAGTAATGCAAGCCATATCAAAGATCCTCTACGTCTTTAAAGAACGTGAATGAGAGTGAGCGGGAATAAACGCCGAAGTCTTCACCGTCAACCGGTGGTTCATAGTCGAGATCGGCGGAGATGAAGCGAAAGCTGTAGGTAGTGGTATCGAGCGTACCGGTCACATTGTCCAGGGCGGTACGGATAGCGTTAGCCGGGGAGATGGTCCCGGTGACCGTATCAGCGAAAGCAGTAACGCTGACTTCCCCGGTGATGGTTGAAGCGTCACCCGAGAGAGTTGAGAGAGCTGAGACCACGCCGACCTCGTACACCACGCACGGGAGGGAGTAGCTCGATGGCCGGGAAGACGGGCTGATGCGATTGGATACCGCCGAGGTCAGAGCTACTGAGCCGGACAATTCAGAGTAGACGCATTCTTCGATTGACTTAGCCATCAGCGCAGGAACCTCGCAGTTAACGTGATGGTTTCGCGGATGTCATCGTCTGCGTCTACGGTAACGACCTCAAGGGTGTTGCTACCGTGTATTACTCGCCAGCCCTTGGACATCCCGAGCGATGGGTCGTAATGCATCGTGATGATGTAGTTATCAAGCTGATCGATCCCGTCAGCAGTGGTAACGTCCCCCACTGCCTGGGTGACCTCGGCCCATACGTTGGAGTGTGTCGAGTAGCTGAATGACAACTGCCCCGCGGTGTCTCGAGTAGACGAAGGCGATTGCAGCTCGATCCGGGATCTCATCGCTCCGATTCTCATCCTGTCTGGAAGTCCTCACGCAATGATTGAAGGTTGGCCCGGAGAGCCCAGGGGATGGTAGAGATACCCCCCTCGACTACCGGCTGACGGAAGCGGTGCTGATGAGCGGTCAGGTAATAGATCGGCAGCTTGTACTTGTCAGCCAGTGCGGACCATGAAGCTGCTCCGGATACATAGGTGACCTGAACGGCATCGGGTCGCTGATACGTCTGCTCCCATACGTCATCCTGCTCGAGGTAGATACGAGCGGGGATTTCGTCCAGCGATACCTCGTAATCAGCAGAGGCCCAGAGGGTCTCCACATTGCTGGTGTCTCGGTAATACAGGGAGGTGACCGAGGAGACCGGACCACGGGGCAACTCAATCCACCGCTGGACGGGGAAGGATGGCAAATTGAGCTGATAGGTGGTCTGGCCCAGAGTAATGCTGCAATACGTTTCGACCAGGTGCACGGCTGCATTGATATACAGCTTGATCAAGTCGTCCTCATAAGTACTCGAAACCTTCAGGTGTTCTTTTACGTCTGACAGCGCAGAGGTGGCAAGGTCGACAGGGCCTGATGTGGTCTTGAGATTGAGGGTGGCGAATTGCATGGCGTATCCGTAAGCAGGGCCCGACCCCCCGGAAGGGAGCCGGGCCCGGCATCAAGGGGCTGAGGGGGATCAGGACGCAGCGAGCTTGAGAACCGAGAAGGCCTCAGGCAGGACTACGTGGGAGTCAGTGCGGCGATAAGCCACCATGTCCACCTGTCCGGTCAGAGCGTTCGTGTATGGGTCCATGAGAAGGCTAGTTTGGCCCCTGTCCGCGATCCAGAAATTCGACAGGTCGCCGAAGATGGCTGCTCTTGCGCTAGCTGCTTCTGCTGGTCCGTATGCGTCATCAATGACAACGACAGGGTAACCATACAGGAGCCCTGGGATGCCTGCGCGGATGTCCGCATTCATCTCGGGAACCTGCCACAGGTAGCGACCATCGCTGTCCTTCATCTGACGCGCTGCTTTTAGCATGCTGTCGGTCATGACCCAGCGAGCTCCAGCGCGGTACTGCGGGGAGAGCTTGTGAACTGTGTCGATGATGTCATCAGCAACAACAGCACCGAAGGTGACATCACCGGATCCGCATGTGTGAGTTGTCCCGGCTACACCTGCATTGGGGATCAGGCCACTGGGTTTCGATGACCCATCCCCCTGGCAAAAGGAATCTTCAAGCAGAGTGGCGAAACGACGGCCGAGGATGTTCCCGAGGTACTGCGTCATGTTGACCGCGAGCGAATCTTCAAGGAGTTCCGTGGATACCCGCACAGCTGCGGTTGCCTTGTAGGCTCGGAACTCGATGGAAGTGCCGAAGGTGGCATCAGCTGGAGTGATCGTACCCTCTTCAGCGGTCCAACCGGCAGAGCCGATAGCGTCCTCGACTGGTACGTCGCGATTCGAATCCCAGTTATACGTCGTTGCAAATTGTCGAATCACTGAGAGTGCATCGAGCTTTTCGACCAGGGTACGCTCGAGGTCAGTAGGAACCACTGCGCCATCGTTGGTGATGTTCATGGCTCGGAGCTCGTTCCGGTCGCCTGAGCGGAGGTAGCTCATGAAAGCGGAGCGGTACTCGTCGGAGTTTCGGTCAGAGTTACGGTTTCCATCGCTGTCATACCCTGCTGAACGGGTGAAGATCTTCGTAGGCCGATCAAGCATCTCATTAGCTTTTTTGAGTCGTGCATCGTTGCGCTGCTCATTGATCGTGTTCTCAATCTCATCGACGCGGTTGAACAGACGATCCAGCTTCTGCTGGTCTTCTGCGTTACGGTCTTCCTGATCGAGGATGGCGTGAGCCTGACTTGTGAGGTTGCGCAGCTCTGTGTAGAGCTCTTGATTATTCTGCATGTTGTTTGTCCTGAGTGATACTGAGGTCTGCGGATACTGGGCCTCAGTCACGACGGAGACATCGCGGAGGCTTAACTTTGTAAGGTGACGGACGCGCTGCCCGTCTGTATTTGTCCAGGTGTCATCCTGAACGACGAAACCGAATGACATCTCGCGCAGGTCGCCACGTTGGACGAGCTCGCGCACCATCTCACCGGTTGGAGTATTCGGAAGATCTGCCTCGAATCGGAGCCCCTGCTCGTCAGTTGACAGGCGGAGCGTGCCGGCATCGCGGCGGCCGAGGATCTGGTTGGGGTCGTGGTTGAAGAGGGCCACGACATCATCTCCAGCCTCGAGCGAGACATCGAATGCTCCTCGCTCGATGATCTCATCCCAACCGAGCCCAGGCTTGGCCATGACGTTATAGCGGGCGGCATAGCCGCCAATACGCTTACCGTCTTCACTGAGCCGAAGCTCAGGATTCGAAATCATCCGAGAACGGATTTCGTTCATCGGGGTCCTCCTCTTGATCGGTGATTACCCCGGTGTCCTTGCGGAGTCGGGGTTGGTCGAGACCGGGGATGGGGTTGAGGCCGAGCCGTACGCGGCATTCATTGGGGGTCATGATGCCACTGGTCACTGCTGTATTAAGTGATGCGATCTCATCCTGAAAGCTACCCCGCTGGACGAGGGAGAGATCGAAGTCGATGAACTGATCCGGGCTCAACATCTTGAACTGGATCTCAGCCGCCCACATTGCGGCATGGTGCGATAAACAGCCGTCTACGTACGTTCTCATCAGGCTCTGAATGTTGGAATACTGGCCCCCACTCAGATCGCTGAGCATATGACTCGGTACGCCGAAGATCCTCGAGACCTCTTGAATCTGATGATCTCGAGCTTGTAGCCATTGCGTAGACTCGAGAGAGAGCGGGGAAAGTACCGAGGCCGTCATGCCTTCTTCGAGGAGGATGGCTTTGCCTGCTGACTCGGGGCCCGAATGGGCGCGGGTGAACTGCTCAGCGAGTCTGGCGGCTGCCTTGTCGCTGAGGTTGCCAGGGTGCTGGATGCTCATCCGGGGTTGCGCTGAGTTACGGTACGTTGAGGCTCCGGCTTTCAGCTGAGCTTTCGAGAGGCCCAGGGTCTCCCGTGCTCGGCGGATGGGCGATTCAGCCCAGACTCCTGTCTCGTCCATGTTGGTGGTTGGAGAGCGGAAGTGGAGAACCTCTTCAGGCTCGAGCTTGCCGATGGTGGCGTGCTCGTACCAGTACGTTCCGTCATTGTGGTTCATCTGGATGCTGACGGAGTCGGGGTCCATCGGCAGCAGTTGGAGCACGTCCCCTCGAGCGTTACGCTGGATGAGATTCAGGGCGTTACCGTATCGGAGGTAGATAGAGGCGTTATAGCGTCGCCACTCATAGCCAGACTGTTCCACGTTCGGGGTCGTGTCGAAGAGTCGCCAGAGGGCCGAGCTTGTGTCCTCTTCTCGGCCTTCTGCGGTTCGCCTCATTACCCGCATGGGTACTTTGGCCAGGTCATTGGAGATCAGCTGCACCGCCCGATTGACGGCGGTATTCGAATCAGCGTTGTTGGGAGTGACATACTCACCGCTGAACGGGGGTGCTTCGATAAACTGGGATGGGCGTATATGGACAGCTCGCTCCTCGGTACGAGGGGAAGCTGCGCGGAACCATTGAAAGATACCCATACAGGCAATCTCCTAGGTCCCTTGATGCTCTCAGTATTGTACGAAATCCGAGCGCCTCAATGTTCCCAGTGTTACCCGAAAACGCGGAGATCTTGTTGCTCGTAATTGCTCTCGGGGCTGATCGTGTTCCAGGCGCTCACGGCCATAATGAGACTCATGGCGGGATCGATTAGTCCGTCGCTCCGCTTCTTGTCGAGCCGCATGTTGGAGTTGCAATCGGTGTAGGCTCGGGCGTTCTGGAGACATTGCCTGAGCACCGGATCCCCATCGTGCCGGATACGCTTCTCAACAAACAGCTCCTCGGTCAGGATCGTTCCGGGGCTGAGGTACTGGATCGACTGGCGTAATGCTCCGATCTTCACCCCTTCTCGCTCGAGCGTCTGTTCCATCATGCCTGCCATCAGTGGATCGTGCCAGACTGCCTCGAGCTGGTAGTCCCGGTGCAGTTGCCTGACAGCCTCGACGATCATCTCGTAGTCGATCACCCCACCGGGTACCAGGGTGAGCGGTACCCGCTCGTCACGGCCCCAATCGAGGATGGGCATCCTCCATGCCCCCTGCCGTTCAGAGGCGGTGTCTTCTGGGTACCAGTGCTGACCCTTGATCCAGAGCTCTCCATCGTCTCCCTCGATCACTGCGACCAGTGAGGACATATCTCGAGACTTGGAGAGGTCGAGCCCGGCCCATGCTCGGCGGCCCTTCAGGTCAGGCGGTGTTCCCTTGCACTGGTCGATTAGCTCAACGGAGAGGTATGCCTCGGTGGCTCCTACCCACTGACAGAGGTGGAAGCGGCGAAAGGCCCGGACGTGCGAGGGTCCGGCGTGCTTGGCCTTCTCGTATCTGCGGACCATATCATCCAGTTGGCAGGTGACCCCGAGCGAGGGCATGGCTGCAGGCCATTGGGATACGTCGTCGATATCGTGTTCCTCATCCACTCCACAGATGTAGTAGAAGCTGGATGGGTCGTCGTGCTCTTGCTCGAGGGCCGCGATACCCGCTGATCGGTACTCGAAATAGAGCGTCTGGTCTGAGTCTCCGGGGGTTGTGATACAGACCCCGAGCGAGTCGCGGCGTTTGACGGTTGCAGTGTAGAGCTTGTTGAAGGCTCCTGTGGAGTACTCAGCACACTCATCTGCAAGGTAAATAGTGGGATCGAGGCCATCTAATGTCTGTTCTTTTGCGCATAGTGGCTTGATGCTGGAGCCCTTGATCTCAGATCTGATATCCCTCCAGCCTAGGTCCCACTCAATCCCGTCAATCGTGCGGCGTGGTCTATTCTTGCGGCCAGTGTCCTCCCCCATTCGGCGGAGGATCCCCTTGACATCATCGAAGGCCAGCAGGGCTACCCGCTCGGCGGTACCAAAGCAGAACAGGTGACCACCATCGGAACCCTTCAAGAGCTCATAGACCATAAGTGCCGCCATCATGGTGGTCTTGCCCTGGCCTCTTGCGAGCTCAAGAATGGCGAAGGTGTAGCGGCGGTGGCCGGTGTCCGACCATCGCCAAGCTACAAGCGAGCCGAGGACGAATATCTGCCAGGGCTGGAGCTCGAATGGCTCGCCAGTTTTATCGCCTCGGCAATACGGGAGGGTTTCGATAAACCCTAGCACCTCCTCAAGCTTGCCGACATCGAGGGAGAACCGGGGATCTTCCCGATCTCGGCGGTGCCGCTCGACAGCCATCCGCACATGCTTCGAGGTGGGAATCGTGCCGGCGAGAACAGCGGCCACATACTCCTCGAGACGGTCTAGATATGGAGTGGGTGAGACAGGCACCAATTAGCGGCTTTTTTTGTG